AAATAAGGATTATAAACAAATCGTGTATTAGGGACAAGATCAATAAATTCTCTACGTACTGTGCCTGGTAATACTGTACTTACAAGTACAAGCATTTGAGCAGGAGTCATATGGGTGTTTGCTTCTTCAAGTACATCTTTTACAATTTTATAATCAAAGTCCTTAGGTGGTAGATGTGACGTGGGAGACGATCCGTCATAGGCCGGGTCATGTGGTGTTGGCACTGCTATAAAGACAATATCTGCACTTTGAACTGCTTTCTTAATTGTGGAGGACACAAATACTTTAGAGCTTTTTTTATTACTAATATCGTATCCAGTTACATTATGTCCTTTTTGTGCAATAACTTCTGCACACGGCAACCCTAATTTACCTAAGCCAATCCATGCTATATTCATTTGATTCCAATTCTCATATATCTTGTGTACTTTTCTAAAGGCAATTCACCTTCATATAATACTGATGTCATCGGTGACTGACTTGCAAAGTCAGTTAATCCGTCTACACAATTTACATGTTCTTCTATTTCAAAATAATTATTAGTTTGTAAAATAACTAGTTTTCCATCTGGTATCTTAGCATACCATTCTTCAAAGTTATTTATATGCTCACAACTTGTGTTTATAATTGTGTCAGGTGTATCATCTAAAGGACACTGTGTTCCGTCGAATTTAATCACTTCATAGACGTCATGCACATAATTAATATCCATAATGTCCTTTGTTGATGATTTAAACTTCCAGCTATCCTTAACCCACGGTTTATTAAATGTTTCGGCAATACTTTGGCAATTAGGATCAATATCAAAGCTTCGTATCTTGTCTATTTTGATCTTACTTTCAAACAACATAGTAGCTAACGTAGCATACCATCCTGCACACAAGAAAACTGTACCTAAATCTAAATTTAATTTTGTAAGCTCTTTGACAATCCATAGTTTACTTTTTATTTGTCCTCGACTAAAACAATCGTCCCAAATTTCAGTTTCATTAACAAAAAAGTCTTTAAATGCTGCTACAAACTGTGTGTCGACATATCGATCTAGAATAGGCCAAAGTTTCCAAATATTATCTTCTAATACAAGTTTTCGCAAATCTTCGTCATCGACGAATCTAAAAATACTATGTAAGTTCTGTTCAACTACTGCTTTACGCAACTCTTCGTATTCATCCGGCAATAGTCTAAAAATACTATGTAAGTTCTGTTCAACTACTGCTTTACGCAAATCTTCGTCATCGACTAATCTAAAAATACTATGTAAGTTCTGTTCAACTACTGCTTTACGCAAATCTTCATCGCCATTAGTTAATCTAAAAATACTATGTAAGTTTTTTTCAACTACTGCTTTACGCAATTCTTCATCGCCATTAGTTAACCTAAAAATACTATGTAAGTTCTGTTCTAATACTGCTTTACGCAATTCTTCAAGTTCTCCATTAACTTCGCCATCGACTAATCTAAAAATACTGTGTAGGTTTTGTTCAACTATTGCTTTACGCAATTCTTCGTATTCATCCGGTAATAGTCTAAAAATACTGTGTAGGTTTTGTTCAACTATTGCTTTACGCAATTCTTCATGTTCATCCGGCAATAGTCTAAAAATACTGTGTAAGTTTTTTTCAACTACTGCTTTACGCAATTCTTCATGTTCATCTGGCAATAGTCTAAACAAACTATGAATATTTTCTTCTACTATAGTTTTACGCAAATCTTCGTATTCATCTGGCAATAGTCTAAAAATACTGTGTAGGTTTTGTTCTAATACTGATTTACGAAGATCCTCATCTGCATCAATAAGCCGAAAAATACTGCTTAAATCTTTATCTATATACGATCTTCTTAAATCAGCAAGGTTACTTTCAGTAGGATATAACAATTCAAATCTGTCTAATAATTCATATGTTTTCATTAAATTTTTCCTTTAACCAATCAAAATCGTTTATTTTTTTAAGTGCTTCTACATTATCTTGATTTGCTCTTCCGTAACCAGTGCCTGCTGTTGCGCCCCTAATAGCATACTCACCATGAGGACGGTCTTTCCCTACTGTCTGCCAGACACGCAGACGATTTTCAGTTTCTTCATTATTTTGCCTATCTATCACTTTGCTCGACAGTTTAGTACACTCTCTAAATGCACTGCGCCAAGTGCTAAATTCATCAACATTAAATGCTGTAACATTACTAACTTGATCCATTGGAATAAATTTATTACTAATGCTAGTTGTCATGTCAGTAGTAGTTGTATCCATATTAACTGTTGCTAGTCTTGGAAATAACTTTACTCCGCCATTACCGTATTCTAAATCATTGATAGGATTACAACTGCGCCATACATGTACTGCATCTCTATTATTACGAGTAGGAACATACCCAAAGTCAAAGTCATCTACAATTTGTGCATCTGCATCAATTATCCATATCATAGGAGTAAATGCCTGTTTGGCTGCTTGAATGTGCGCCTGATGTATTCCTTTAACTCCATGCACACGAGTAGCCCACGGAACTTTTCTTTTTAACACGTTCCAGTTTGTATCTGCTTCAGCTTCGTTGTAGCTTATAAAAATTACATCATACATTACTATTCTCACATAATTTATAAAATTCTTTATATTCCGGAAATGTTTTTAAAAAGTTTTTATTTCTTCGCCGGTCGTATTCGTTAACAAATTGTACAAATCTAAATCTGTCTGCATCTACATTAGTATTCTTTTTAAAACGAGCAATACAATCATTATATATTCTTTCTAATTTTATAATTTCTTCTATTTTAAATCTTTTATTTTTTTCATTTCTCATATAGGTTATTGTGGATTTTAAATATAATTCAATCATTTCTTTAGTTGCAATCTTAATGTCAAGGAATTCTGGATGCCTAACATACGCAAAATCCATATGTATCCGATCGCCGTAGTTGCGTTTTAACTTTTCTATGTGACACACATACTTATGAATTGTAGGAAGACTAAAAATATTAAATGCACTCATAAAACAAATGTTAATATTATTAGTATTTTCTAAAAAATATTTAATATTTTTATTAAAAACGTCCCAATCCATTCCGTCTCTACTATACTCAGCTTGCTCGTTTACACTTTCTGCACTTGTAAATAACGAAAACGACTTAATAGATCCTGAGGCTTCTAATTTTTTTATAGAATTAACAAAGTTCTTCCAAATTCCATCCGGCGGGCATGCATTACTGTTTATAGCAAATTCTAAATTAGGTTGTGGGTTATTAATTAAGTATTGAATCACGCGGTTAGTATGCTTGCTTAATAAAGGTTCGCCGCCTGTGATCCTAAATACTTGCATATACTTTACAGCTTCTGGAAACCATTTCCAAAACGCTTCAATGTATGGGTTCTCTTCTCTTTCAAGGATAGGTACTTCGGTATCTTTAATACTATTATAATGATTATTTTTTAATTTATAAGGACCGTTAGTTTTTATTTCTTCAGTCCACTTGCTACTAAATGCCGGGCCGCAATACGAACATTTAAAATTACAAACGTTAGAGAAACTAATTTCGGCATATCTTGGATATACATTTTCATTACCAGTAGATGCTATTATTTTATCTTTATCAATAGTACTCCATTGTTCTGAACTTTTAGTAATCCTATCACTAAAATTATTAGTGTTATCTTCTATGCGCCAACAATAGTCACATTCGTCAGGACGTTTGCCTGCAAGCATTTCTTTTCGAATTTGTTTTTTAAAATTAGTATTATGTAATGCACCTGGATTAGTAGCAAGTTCATCTAATGGGATTTTATGAGCACCTACATGATGACAGCTATGTGTTATGCCAGAACCTAAGTGCGTAGTTACTTGGGTCCATTTAGCTAGACAAAATCCACACCCAACAGCATCTAATTCTTTTTTGACTTGCGGAAATGTATTTAAATCTGGCATTCGGGATCAATCACAAATTGTTGAGTAGGATTTCTACTAGGATTTTGATATACTGTTTTAAAGAATTTACTTTGTTGCCGATCTAACGGAGTTGAAGCAATAGGAATATCAAGTTCATGAATAAGCGTTTCGCCTAATCCCATAATTTCATAGGGCAGCATATCTTCAGTAATTTTACTGTATTCATTTTTCCAAAGACTATTGAGGTACTCGAAGTCTCTTACTTGTACAAAATCCCAATCAGTACACATTGTTTTATATAAGCCTTCACGGGCTCCGTAGATTGCCCAGTCACCGTTTTCTACATCTGCGCCTATCATTAACCAAATCCAAAGCCTGTGTAAGTTTTTCCAATGGCCACTAAGAAACTGATCCTTAGTAGGTTTAGCACCTTGATCAAGTGCCATTTTAACACCTTCACGGAAACCTGCTCGCCAAGCTTGATGTGGAGTTGCATTATTATGAACATCTGAATAACAACTGTTTTGCTGAATATACTTTAGATCCCAACAAAAATCTACTTGAGCTGCAACATTGTTAACATCAGCATTTTCATGTGTTTTCATTTCTAATACATATTCTTTTGGCCAACACTTTAATCCACCGTTACCGTATAGCAACCCATTAATCTCATTTTTGCCGCACCAACTAATAACACTAGTTTCTAAATTACTACCTTGTGGAATATCTATGTCTTGTTCTAAAAAACCAGGACGGATAATATTATCGCCATCGACTGTGATAAATCGATCTGTTTCACTTAGTTTAGCACATGCTTTGTGTGCGGCATCACTACCCTCTACACCATGTACACGCTTTGCCCACGGCGCTTTAGTAAGTAAATCTGCGTAATTTTTTTCTGCGTTTGGTTCATCATAGCTTAGATAAACAATATCATAATCAATAATTTTCATTTATTACTCCTGTACAATATGTATATGTTTTACGTGATGTGAACTACATAAAAGGCTAATTGGTTGCTTACATATCTCTTTATTATAATCGTTTATAATAACAGTATCCTGTGCTGCAAGAACTTTTAAATTAACTCGAAACGTATCTAATAATATAAACCTGTTAGCAGTATCAACTACATAATATTCTTTGATATGATCACCGCCTTGAGCAAATAAAGAACAATTTACATCATTCATTGTATGCGTAACTATCCACTTACCGTTAGTTATATCCTGTGTTATAATAACCAAGTTTTTAGATATCTCTTGTTTAGCAATGACGCCTGTAGTCTGCATTAATTTCTCATGTTTATCTAAGTCTCGCGACACAATATGCATTTTTCCTGAAATTTTTGCATTTTTAATTACAATATAATCAAAAAGTTGCTTAATGTTATTTGAAAATTCTTCATAAGTTTGTAAATCAACTTCTACAAAATTGGGGCCGAACGAAGCATCTTGCATATTTGTAGCAGAAGTTATATTTCCAGTATTGTCATAATACACATAATACATTATATCTTTTCTCTCAACCATGTTAACATATCGTCTGTTAGAAAATCATCTTCAACATAATGCAATACGCCTGATTGTTTATAACCATTAATATAAATGGTATCATTTCCAAAGTCTACAGGTAATACGTCTGTCCATTTGTTAGGTACATGTTGCCAATGTTGTGCGTGAGGTTTCATATGTGTAAATGATAACATACTATTACTATTTAATGCATATTTGTCTAAGTTTAAAATCTTTAATGCTAATGCTGCACTTAAATCTACACTGTTCCAATTTTGCATGTTTTTATGTGCATATTTTTTATAAAAAACTCTCCAATTTTTCATTATTACATCTAGAAAATTAACAAAGTTATGAGCATCGGTACTTTTACTAAATTGATACATACCAGTGTATACATCTGGCAAATTATTTGCATCAAACGCCTTGCGATAATATCTACTAGTAATAATTTCATTTCGATAAGTTTTAACATTAGTAGCAAACGAAAGGTTATGTAAATTATTCCAAATAGGAGCAATGTTGTCTAATACTAACATGTCTGCATCAAACACAATAGTATTAGTATATGGCGTTACATGATAAACTTTATATCGATTTTCGATCTTCCAATCATTGTGTGCAATATCACTCCATGGTATAGGAATTACTTTATCAAATACATTATATGGAACTTCGTCATTAGTAATTAAACTTATATTTGTGTTAGGAGATTTAGCAAGTATACTTAACGCAAGTGCATATGCTTGTTTAACATAATTTGTTGTTGAGTTATTTTGTGCTACTACGCAAATACCGTTACTCATTTTCAAATTCCTTGTCTATAAACGAATTTAAACTAAATTTATTCATAACATGCACTGTTGCATCTGTAAGTTTTACAGGCAAATAATCATAAGATTTATGTGCAAGTAATTTAACAGTAGTATCAGTAATATCTAATAGTACATCTTTATCTGTCGACACCCACATGTCACTGTTTAATTGTAGTGGCCATTCTGTACTAGATTCAAATCCACTCATCATATGTACAGCAATACTAAATGCAAAATCATTCCTAAACTTAGATTCTGGTATGTCATAAACTGTTCTGTAATAATTATAGTTTTCTTTTATATGTGCAACTAAGTCAAATACCGTCTTAGCTGTGTTGCTTTTTGTAAAATAAAGTATGGTTGCCCAATACATCGGAATAGTTTTATCGCCCACTTTATCAAAATTTATTCCGTTAAGATTAACAAGTTCGTGATGTTTTGCAACCATAAAGTCTTCGCTTGTGCTAAAACACGATAATAGCTTGTCATTAAACAATAGTAAGTCTGTGTCAATTACTAATGTTTTCTCAAATACGCTTATTTCGTATGCATCACTACGTGCAGAATTCTTCCATTCTAATTGTGTTTTACTATAAATGCCGTTATAGAATGTTTTAGTATGACCCTTTGGGGCATCTCTGTGAGTTACTATATCGATATATTGTTTGTAAAACGGATAAGCAGATTTAATATAATCCTCTGCATCAGTAACAAGTTGTACTGGCAATTTGAGGTGCGTTTTTATACGTTTTGCACAATAGATTGCTTGTTTTACATAATCAACACTGTTGTTATTAAATGCAAAAAGTAAAACTCCTTGTTTCATAAATCGATTAATCCGTGTACTGATCTATTTTTCTTAATTGATTCATAGTCACTGGCATACTTACGAGATGCAAATACATACACGCCCATTATCTCTTTTGCAAATTCGTCAATGTTAGTAACAGCATACGGAGTATTATTATCATCTAATACTACGGCATCTAATGGGTGCATTTCTGATAATGTATGTAAAAAATTAATTAATTCTTGCGTAACTGTAAACTTGTGTCCGTGAGTGTAATGTACAAGATTTTCCTTATACTGTGCTAAAAATATGCGCTTTTGATTATTCTGTGTTTCTAAAAAGTTAGAAAACTCTAGGGCTTTTTCTAATCGTTCGTCCATTCGTGACTCTCCATGTATAATATATATTATACACTACAATTGACGAGATGTCAAGTTAAATTAGAAATTATGTGTGTCACCAGTTGCAATAGTTGGAGCTGTTGCTGCTACGTTTGCACCTGTGGCATATACATAAGATAATGCACTAGTTAGTGTACCTTGTACGTTTTCATCAACTGGCGGTCCTGATCCTGTTTGGTCGCCAGTATCATTGTCTTCATATAACACACGAATTCGAAGACCATTAGTAATTGATCTTGCTAGGACTTTATATCGGTTTTCTGAATAAGGATTTGCGCCTCCGCGAACATAAAGTTCACGTTCTGTAGTAGTAATATCATAATACCCATCATTGTTACTAATAGTTCCGCCGGTTCCAGATTCTTTGTATGCATCAACGTAGTTAATAGCAATAATAGCTGTATCAGATACCATTGTCCGCCAATCTAATGTTTTTGCTTCACCGCCTGCATACGATAATGATGTGGAAATCCTTAGACGGCTACCAGAATTAAAAAATGCCTTTGCATCATTTAAGGTTGGCCAAGTAAATGTAATGTCATGTATCTTTGTTCCGTTCCAATTTGTTGCTGTTACACTACTAGCAGATATTGTCGAAAATTGTCCGGCACCTAATGAAAATCTAGTTCCTGCATCTTTAACAAGATTAACTATAGTTTCAAGTTCATCATGTATTACTTTTGTAATTCCAGTATCAGTATTTACAGTAGCAAGTGCAGGACTGGGTCCTGATCCTATCTGGTGCGTATATGCTTTATCGATATCAGATTTTAGGCTGTTCCAATCTGCAGCAAGTACTTTATCTCCTGGACTAACAGGTGGGGCAGATAATGTTTGATTATAACCAGCAGCACTTAGTCCAAGACCAGTGGGTGTACCCATTACAAGATTAATACCCGATCTTAATGTCGTATATTCTGCTTCGCCTATTGTTTGACCCACTGTAACTGCCATACTATATCCTCTTTATTAACTACGTATATTTATACTTTTAACACACACTCTATAAGTTTTTCATTTGCATCATCACTTGATTCAAGAGCAATTCCTACCATGGCTGTTGTTGAAATAGTTGTACATACACCATCTGACATTGCATAAACTGCATCGCCTTTTGTAACTGCACCCTTAACTCTTACAGGTAACCGTCCTTTAAGACCAATGTATTGACCATCACTATCACTGTTCATCATGTATGCTGGATCTGTTGAAACAACACCAATACAATGATTACTTGCACTTGCTGGGCAAACCTCTGCTTCGCCGCCTACTGCTACTGCTGTACCTGCTGGTAATTCTTCTGCTGTTGTGTATTTTTCTGCAAGGTCAGCATAACGTGCGCTTGTTGCAGTACCTTGGAATAATACCGCATTTAAGTTTCCACTTGCATCTCTAACTGCAACAGTACTACTAGTACCGGTTCCAATAGTATCAACTGCACCAACTCTAGCCGAGCCGCCGACTACTAATGCACTTGCTTTTTCTGATAATCCATAAAGATTAGTAGCATACACAGCCGCAAATGTATTACTAACATCGCCTAATGCTACTAATTCATTATCAGTACCTGCTGAATTTAATCCTGGCTTTATTAACCCATAATTAAGAGTTGCAGCATCTGTAGAATACCCAAGTGTAGCAATATTTTTAATTAAGCCGCCTGTTTTTTTGCTTCTAAAACGTATTTCGTCACCTTGTGTATTTGAAATAACTCCTTGATTATCGTTTTCAATGAATAATTTTAAATCTAACCCTGCACCAATGGCAATGCCATCGTCAATTTGGATATTAACAAGTTCCGAGAATACAGTCGGAACTCCTGGAGTTGCTGTAATATAGTCTGTTGAAAGCTTGCCACCTAGCTTTTCAGCGTTAGTAGCTGTACCATGGAACCGTTGTGTTCCGCTAGTAATTCCTGCTGCGTCATTAGGGGTATTGACAAGGGTTACACCTGCACGTATTACATCAAATCCTGTAATAGCATTTTGGGCGTCATTAGAATCAATCGTGAATTGTAAAGGACTAATAATAAATATTACTTCGTCATTAACTGTAGCTGTAATTACACTTCTACTAACTGCAGTCGTATCGCGTACAGTTTTACTCTGCATTTGGGTAATTCCTGATCCAGCATCTTGAGGACCAATTAATACAAAGTCAGTACCGTTGTACGAATATAATTGTTCGTTTGTAGTGTCCCACCAAAAATCACCAATTGCTAAGCCAGCAGGGGCGGTAGCACTGATTTCAGCACCTCCTGTTGTACGCCATTTTGTTCCGTCATTGAATTTTAGTTTGCTGTTTGCACTATCAAACCAAACTTGCCCTCTAATTGCCCTCGGTGGTTGATTAGACCCTGCAAAATTTTCTAACAAAAATACAAAATTTTCGTTTTGTATTTCGCCGTATCCTGCATAGTTTTTACCAACTAGTTTCAAATCAGTTGTTTGGTCTAACGTACCATCTTGTACTATTGTTAACTGATCTGTGTTGTATTTGTTAATTGTATACGCCATATTTAAATAACCCCTTGCTATTAGTATTTATCGGATGTTAAGGATAATTGCTTGTGCTAGTAAATACCCACGTAGCGCCCGTAACTGTAAATGTCATTGTGTATCGTGTCGGAGTTAAAACTACCAAACCCGATGCTGTATTTGCTGCTGCAATATCCTGTATAACTGTTTCGTTTTGTGTGCCAGCACTATCGACAGCTATTGTAGATTTTTGTAATACCCCTGAACTGTCTGTTGTTACAGTTACGTTAATTCCAGTAACTGCTGCACCTGCGTAACTCGTGCAATGAATTTTAGCAACTGTGCCATTTCTCGAACTAGTTGCAGGGCTAATGCTCTGTAGTATATTTCCAACATCTACAATTGGCCCGTTTCCTGTACCTGCTGGATTTGGCCCAGTTAATCCAGTAATATCTAAAGAAAATGCAACAGGTATTGTTAAAGTTGAATTATCAACATATGCTTTTGTTGTTGCATCTGTATTGCTAGTAGGTGTTGCTAGCCCTGTAATTTTTTGATTGTTTATTGTTATATCACCTGTCGAACTAATAGTTAATGCGCCCGGTGAGCTAATACTTCCAAATGCTCCATTTCCGGTTACTGACAACGAACTCAAAGTACCTATACTTGTTAATCCATTAGCTGTAGCAACAGTATCTCCTAATTTAGTTTTAGATAATACTTGTACATTTTCAATTCTATATTCTTTGCCAGCAATTAAATCTACATTTTGATTAAATGTCCAGTTACCTGTTGACTGTATCCAAGATATATCTTTACTGCCGTTACTTGATCGTAGTGTTATACCGCCACCGTTCGCATTAGTATCATCACCTTCAGTACTGTCATCTAATAAGCCTAATTCAATGTTAGGATCTTGAACTCTAAATTGTTGCACATCAATTGATGTTGTTGTACCTTGAATTAATAAGTTACCAGCAACAGTAAGATTTCCTGTAAACTTTCCTGAACCCGTTACGTCTAATTCAACAGTTGGAGTATCTTGGTAAATCCCAATTCGCTTAGTGCTAGTATCAAGAGTAAATGCTTCTATAAAATCATTTCCTTGTGGCACTCTAATAGCAAAATCATAATTTAATTGTTTTAATTCTAGTGCTGTAGTTGTTCCGCTATCAAGTGTTTTAAATGAAGCATATTGAGTATCGCCGAACCCAACACTAACACCGTTGGCCCCTTTAACAAAAAGTGCGCCTTCCATTTCTTGATTAACTACTGCATTTGAACTGTCTCTCTCATTAGTTCTTACAAAGTCTATTACCGAATATACAACACCTGCATCATCTATTAATGATTCTGAAGATAATGCCGATCCTTGCCATTTAAAGTCTGAAACAACTGTTGGATTAAATCCAACTTTTATTAGTCTTCCTGCAGCATATGGAAGTATAACAGAATCCGAAGAAGGAGTAAATTGGAATCTACTATAAATTCCGGCTAATACACCTCCTATATACATTACTGTTACAGTTCTAATTTGTCCTCCAGTATCAACCATCGAAACAGCTTCAAGACCTGTTTTTCCTTGGGATGAAGTATATTGGGGACCAATTAATGTCCACACAGTATTAAACATATAGAGGCGGTCTTCACTATTATCAATCCATAAGTCTCCAATAACTGGATTAGTAGGAGCTGTACTGCTTACTGTTGGTGCACCCGATGTTATAAAATTAGTACCATTATATATTTTTAATCTGTTTTCGCTAGTATCGTACCATAATTGTCCACTTAGGGGATTACTTGGTGCAGTAGTTGATGCAAAATTTTCAATTATTTTAACAAAATTTTCATTAAATGCTTCGCCAAAACCTTTATAATTTCGTCCAACTAATGTAATATCTGTAGAAGTTGTATCAATTATGCCGTCGGTAAGTTCTATTAACAAATTGCCATTAGTTTTATTTATTTTATAGCTCATCCTGCAACTCCTGTGTAGATAATATAGTTAATAGTTTGGAACGGATTCATAGTTTCAAGTGGGGCACCGACTTCACTAAATGCACTTCCTAATGGAATCGAAACATTTCCACTACTAGGCAATCTTTGTGATAAGTTATCTACACCGGTCTGCAGGGTTGATCCTTCAACGCCATCTGGTAAGTTAGAGCGGCCATCGACTTCTCTATGCACATAAAATTGTTGTCCTGTAGATGATTTTAAATCATGTTCGTGTTCTGGTAAATTTTCTAAGTTAATTGTAGCCGAATCAGTTCCGTCTACTGCACCTAGTACACTCGAATTTGATCCTCTACTTCTAATATCTGGATCAGTAACAGCCGGTGCCGTACCGCCCATTGTTAAATTACCTAATGGAAATCTGCCTCTAAGATCAGGTACTTGAAAATATCCCGATGTCGGAGTTGGTCCATAAGTAAATCCAACTAATGTAAACAATGCGTCAAATGGACCTTGTGCTAATTCTTGACCATTACAAAATTTCCAACCAGAAGGTTCAGCAACTCCTGCGTATGGCATAATACTACCTACTGGTGTTAGACCTGTAATACTATTAAATAAAGTAGCTCTAGTTATACGTTTTAAACCTGTATCTGCACCAGTAGTTCTGTCAATTAAAAAATCATCACTAGATAAACTATTAATTACCTGTTCCTTAGCACTAATAACTGTATTTTTTAATGTTAATGCGAAAGTTTTTACTCCGCCACCTGTTTGACCATCGAAACTATTTTCTACTGTCTCAACATCACCGGTTAGTCTAAATGTCGTAGCTGATGTAAGTTTATCAGCACTTCCTGATTTTCCACTTACATTACCACTAACTTGTCCTTCTAAGTTTCCTAAGAAAGTAGTTGCATATATTTTCCTCCAGCGTTTTGTAGGAGTACCAATATTTCTAGCATTGTTAAGATCTGGCAATATTAAATCACTTGCTGCTGTATCAACTACTAAGTCAGTGTTACCTAATGTTAAGGATTTTTGTACAGTCATCGAATCGCCAACGTTTATTGTTTTAGCAACGCCAAGGCCGCCTTTAACAACTAATGCACCATTACCAATTGTACTACTCTGAGAAGTATTATTTGTTGTAATAATTCCACTAGATTTAATATTTCCAGTAACATCTAGTGCTTCATCCGGAGCTTCATTATTGATACCAACTCGCAAACTTGAGTCAACTCTTAAAACAGTATTACTATTTCCGGCATTTCTAACTCTAAAATCAATATTTGAGCCTTCGATATTATGCTGTATCACACCTGCACTTCCCTCAATGCCGATATTGAGCTCTGCATTAATTCCGTATGCTATGCCTGTGTTATTTTGGACATTAAGGGGAAAGGTTGTTGTTGATTCTGTATCACTTCTTAAGAAGTCAGCAGCTGGTATTGTTAAATTGTTAACAATTAACCCTTCTGCTTTTTCAGCTGTACCATAAAACTTAACATTATTAATGCCATCAGCATCAGTGTCTCTGTTGGCTAAGTTAATGCCAGGGCGAATTTGTCCGCTACTAAATCCAGTAATTGTTGCTTTTGGAGTAAATGTATTAAATGCAATAATTGCAACAATAACAGCGTTTACTTGTACTTCAATTACAGTGTAATCATTATTGTCTTGGCAGTAATAGTGTTAGGTTGGGCACCAGTTGTTAATCCACTACTAAAACTCGGACCAACTAATATCCAAGTAGCACCTGTAAATAAATATAATTGTTGGTTATTGGTATCAACCCACAAATCGCCAGTAATTGCTTGTCCTGGGTCAGGTTCAGTTGTGCTCTTTTTAAGACCACTAGCAGAAACCCAAACTGTGCCATCGTATATTAGTAACTGTTCTGTGTTATTATTGTACCATAGTTGACCTTCAATAGGTCTATCTGGAGTTGTAGGACTAGCAAAGTTTTCTAATAAATGTAATAAATCTTCAGCAATTGCAGCACCGTATCCTGTACTGTTTCTCCCTGGCAATTTGATACTAGTGTCAGTATTAATTGTCTGGTCTTCAACTACAATAGGATCTTTTTCAGCACTATCAGTATATTGTATTGTGTATGCCATCTAAATTATCCCTCGTTAAATCCAGTTAAACTTTGTACCCTAACAGTATAATCAATTTGAATTAGTCTATTAAGACTTTTCTGTACTGGATGGAATACAACGTGTGTTAATAATCTGCCAGTACCGTTAGCACTATACGACTTTAACCCTAATTCGTCAAACACATACGGACTGTCTGTATTAGTTGCTGTGTCAAAAGCATCTTGACCACTTGGTTCACTATAATCTAATAAACAAGTTACTAAGATATCAGTGTAATTTGTACCACTTACATGACGTGTTTCAATTTTGTTACGTGCAGGATCAAGATTGTTTACACTTCGATCATCTACTACCTTAGTAAATGTTTCGTTATATAAACTAGCATTTGTGCCTGTACTGTTTGGAGTTAAGTATGTAATAATACCTGTCGGGTCAACACTTGTGCCGCTGTTACCAAACCCCATTTCATATATCCAACCTGTGCCGGCATTGCCTAAACTTTCTGCAAGGCTAATACTCATATTTTCATAATGAATAGCGTTGCGTTTGTCTACAATAACCTCTCCAGTTTCTGGATTGTGTATTTTAATGTGTCCTTGTAATAACACACCACTTTGTTCATTTAATTTATCTGTCATAGTTTATATACCATCCTGCTTATTGTATTTATCGCGGCAAGTCAACTGTTGCTGCACGTAAGAATCTACTAATATCAGATTCTGATTCACTTAGGCGTATTCCTGCATCTTTCCATATTATTCCAGTTTTTCTAACAACAGTTACCTTAATATCTGGTTCTTCAGGAACCGACAACAGTGTTAATGTAGATCCTTCTATACTAAACTCTGCTGGTAATGTTACATCGCCTTCTGGACTATCTGGTGCAATTACTTGTATTGCATCACCGTTTTTAATAGGCTGTACATAACTACTAATTGCATTTTTACGTAACCGTTTTCCTGCTACAAATACTTCAAATTCATTTACACCATCTTCACCAGGTTCAAAATTAAGTTCGTAAGTTGCTGTAGTTCCGTCTGTTAAAAATTCCGAAGTTAATGTTTCGTCTCTGTACGGCATAGTTGCATTTTGACTTTGGTTATAAACATTTTCACCTTCTAAGTAAATTGCCTTAACTCCAGTGCCTAGTGTGCCTCTACGTAGTTGACTTAATACATTGTCATTTCTCACAAAGTATTCAATGCGTTCTCCGTTAATAAACAGTATGCCAGGAATATTAGTCGACGGTACTGGATCAGGAAGTGTTGTTCCATCTGTTACTGTAATACTTTGATCATACCAATTTAAATCAGTTGCTAACATTATACCATCTCTATCATCAAGACGTTTATAATGTGTTCTATTAAGTATATCTTTAAATTGTCTCCACCCGTATTTGTTAGATAATATAGTATTTGAAAATTGTAATATTTCAATTACATCGTTCTCTTCAATACTTATGTTGATTTTAACATAACGTTTATTTTCAGTTACATAATAGTGCATACTAGGTGTTAACAAATCACCATTAAGGGTAACCCAAACATATTGTGCATCTAACGCAGGTTTTGCTAATTCAATTAATCCAGCAGTTAAATGATTATATGTATACCAGTCATCTGTTCCGACAGTTAACGATACTCTATCAACAGCGTCATACTGTTGTCTATCAAATCCCTGCGAATCGTGGTTACTAAATTGGTAAACTGTTATGATGTCACCGTCGTTATATGCACTATCAAGATACAGTTCGCCTGGAGTAGAAACAAATTCATTTGCACTATCAAAATATCCGTATCTGTATTCGCCATCATTAGTAATAAACACTGTTAATACATCACCATCTTGTTGGTTAACTTTTGGTTTTAGTCTAACTAAACTACCGGCACTACCTTTAGTTCCAGTAAATGACCATTCTGTATTATATGCCAATTCTTTATTATTTAAAAACACTTTTATTTGCTTGTTATTAACTGCACCGGGTGGAATTTGAAACTCTTCTAATTTATATTCACGCTTTTCTGCTGTTGTTACAAATCTACGATTGTATCCTGCGTTAAGTATTTTGTTATTAACTTTTACAATACTAAACCAAGCACTTGGCTCATTATTAAACGGCGTTTGTACAAGATCAAAAACTGTTGTGCTTCCGTCTGCTGTAAATGTATCAATCGAGACTTCACTAAAGTTTTGTTTATCCCCTTTAAAGAAAGCATAACTTATTACACTACCTGCTTCTGGTGGCGTAGCAAATGATACTACTGCATTATTTGGATATGCATATGAATCGTCGCTTTCTTCAATTACATTGTTTAAAGTTTGTCCGTTTAATGCAATAAAATATTGCAAGTCTGTACCAAATCTCACGTTAGTTAAAAACTTACTTGTACTTCCGTCTGCAATAAAATTGTCTATATCTAATATTTCAGTGCCGCTTATACCCAATATTGCAAAATGTATTTTTGCATTTAGTACAGGCGCAATATTAAAAGTTACTGTTTTAGTAGTGTAATTAATAGTGTAATCTTCTGCAGAGATAATATTATATCCTACCTTTACAAACAAGCTGTTAGCCTGTAAAGGTGATGTATCTAAACTGAATTCTTTAGTTGTGCCATCACCTGTATAATTTCTTGAAGTAATTTGGCTGCTGCCGTTTTGCGGTCTTTCATATACCTTAATATCAATTGTATCAAGTACTTGACCAGGAACAAGTTCTTCTGGGCCACCGCTTGTTGTTGCTGTCACAAATCCGTCACCGTCAATCACAATATCTTCAGCGTTTAACCCTGTAGCAGTTGAATAGTTAAGTGCGCCGCCTGTTATACTAGTATCATAACTATTTGGGTCAGGTAAGTAAGTTCCATCGCTAGTTGATTTTCTAATAATGATAATATCGCCTGCTTGGTTAGCAAGATTAAGTCCGTCATTATCAAGGAACACAATAGTAGTAGTTCCGTCTCCTGTAATACTTTGACATATTGCATTTGGATTAGTTACTGGAGTTGCAGTGCCGTAGTTGACATCATCAATGCGCACACCGTTTAAGTAAACATTGTATACTGTTGCGTTTGCTAACGGCGCAGCAAGATCGAGACTTATAGTAGATCCGTCTAATTCAAAAATTTCATCTTCAAATGTTGTGTCGTAACTGTCCCAAGTGTCTTCATACCATCCATCTGAATCCCAGCCTTGACCTTTGCCAAACCCAAGACTAGTAACTTCAACTCCGCCGTAGTCTAAACCAGTCATAAGTTGGTTTAGGTCTTTGCCAGGCATACCTGTAGTTGGAGTATAATAATTATTAATTCTATCTTGGGCTTGCATCAAGTCAACGGATTTTTTATATTCAATTCTTACCGATTTATTAATTGCAGGAGCGTTAGTAAAAGTTATTTGTCCATAATGACGATCATATCCTTTAGTAATATCTAATAAGTTTTTATATGTGTATTCACTGTTTAATGCTTCTTGATTGTTGACATAAACTTTTATATTTGATTTTAATAGATCCATTGGCCATATTAAATCAAATTCAAATTCGCTACCGCTTGCTATAAACGTTTCGGTTTGACTTAATGAGGTATAAACATATGTGCCGGTTGTTCTATCAAACTTAACAGTTGAATATAATCCTCTTACAGGATTGTCACCAAGTTGTACACTGAATGTTGCAACTTCGCCACCTGGCTCGATATTATCTAATGATGATATTGTAGGAGTAGAATAATATCCTGCACCTGGAGATACAACAGTTACACTAGATATTTTGCCGGCGGTTCCTATATTTGCTTTTAATACTGCGCCGCCTGATCCACTTAGTGTTAGTACAGGTGCAGTCTTATACCCGCTTCCTGGATTAACTACTTCAACCTTTACAATCTTATACCCACTGTTATCTAACCAATTCTTATTAGGATAATTTTCAAAATCAGCATTAACACCAATTAAAACACCATCTTGTATTTTAACGTTTTGTGGAACAATTTTGCCGTCGACGCTATTATATGCTGGAGGTAAATCAAAGTCAGTAACTGCTGTGCTAGTATTATCAAGGCTTTCGTAAGCACTTAAATATTCTCTAACTTTAGTTCCAAACGGTTTAACTTCTTTAATATAAGACTCGTAACTTGGAAGATTATCATTATTAAATGTAACGTCTTTTCTTAAACTTCCAACATTATGTTTTGCTTTAATAAAGCTAGTTTTAAATGCCCAATCAATATAAGTTTGTTCACTAAATGCATAACGTAAATTTGCAAAGAACAAAGAATTAAACTTAACTAATAGATCGTCAATAAATAAATCATTTTTAATTGACTCTAATATTATTCTAAGTTCTATTGTTGGCTCACTGTCATAAACTTTAGTATCAAAACTTATAGTATCAAACCCAGTAGCAGCTTCATTAGAATCGTAAAGTGTAGATTTAAACTGAATAGTGCCGTTTTGTCTTCCAATAGTACTATAATTAATTGTATAATCTTCAGTATCTTGGGAGTCTATTTTCTTTAGTAACAGCCATCCGCCTGATCCAATTGAAGATATTTTTACAATATCGCCAATGCTATTGTTTAGTGATGTAAGTTCATAACTATTATCAATAAGGTAATCAATTTCAGTTAGTTCACTGTAATCACTTGCATACCAATTTGAATAATCCCAATATAAATTTACATTATAGCTTTGGCTTTGTATTCTATTCCAAGAACGAGGATCATTAATTCTTTCATATAGCCCCCATTTTCCTTGTATAGTTCTATCACTGTTAACTAGAACAGTAAATTTTCGTACAGTTAGTATTGGTGCATTATTATAATTTTCACCAGGGGCTGTAACAGCAACACTTGTGATTCGACCAAAAGTATCAATTGCTGTTTGTAATATGGCGCCAGTTCCGTTGCCTGTTACAGTTACCGTTGGCGGTACTCTATAACCTCTTCCTGGATCTACAATATTAACACTTGAGATTTTACCATTTATTACTACAGGCGATAATATAGCCTGTGTTGCTCTTGCAACACCTATAAATTCTAAGTCATCGATTGTGTCAACTTTAGCATCCCAATGATTTGACACTTCAGTTGGGGCAGGATCAAAATTAAAGAGTGATGTAAACACTTTATCATCTACAATTAAGTTTTCGTTAAGTATAAGGTTAGTTCTTTCAATAAATTGCTTTAATGCTTCAGTACGATTTATAAACCAACTTTGCCTTGGTGTGTTTAATGCACCGTATTTTTGTTTTGTACTTAACAACGGATCCGGAACAATACGATCTTGTTCATCATATCCTATTAGACTGTCGTACCATTTTCTAATAATATCTTTATTAGGCTGACTTGTTTCAAGTCCTTCAGATATAATTTGATATTGTGTATGGATATTTTGGTCTTGATTTTCGATTGTCCAAAATTGGGTACTTAATGCAACATCAGTGCCTTTAATATATCCTTCTGCATTATAAAGTACAAAGCTAGTAGGACTAATTAATCCAGCAAATGTGTATCCTTTAGCAACAGGATCTTTAATGTAATCTGCAATATCACTAATATTAATGTTTCTAAATTCTACATTAGGCACTGTCTTTTTATTAGATACCCAAAAGTAATATATTGTTATAAATGTGCCAGCAATATTATCATATTTGCGTTTAGTGCTATAAGCTGTATCGCCATATAAACTAGTACCGCTATATCCTTTTGCAAATCCGTTTTCAGTATCAGCTTGGGCATCCCAGGCACTAGGTAAT